CAAAAAAAGTACGCATGATTTGTGGGAGCATAAATAAAACTGTATCTCTAACATCGGTAGAAATAAATTCAGACTGCAAAGACGAAGTAGATTCTGGCTCGTTGCCAAGATAATACTCGGTAGACTCTGCGCGTTCTTGACCAACTTGATGAATGAAGTCTTTAGCATCATCCATCTCGGACTTAATAACGCCAACTAAATCTTGAAGATCTTGTTCCTCATTCTCTACTTCCATTTCTTCGGATTCTTCTTCAGAACCCTCAATTAGTTCTTCTATTTTTTCTTCGTAATCTTTCTTTGCCATAAATTATCCAACTCTTATGATTCGCGATTTGAGAGGTTTCTTGAAATTATAACCGAAATAGTTACCACTTCCACTAAAACTTGCAGCCGAGGATGCCATGGTCAATGCAAGCGCATCTGCTTTGTCTGGACTTTTTATACCCCTTTTCCGCATTTCATCCTTCGATTCTATTTTTATCTTTCCGCTTGAGGTATATTTGTACAAAGGCGAAGCGAGTTCCGAGGCAAGCTCGTCATCAATAGGAAGTCGGCAATCTCGCTGCGCCAACCAATCTTTTACCTCAAACCATAATTCAGCTCGTAAGTTCAAATAGTTCTTTTTCGTGCTTGGTGATTCAGCCACATTCACACCGCGCACAGGGAGATTTTGCTCTGCGAGGCGATCTACTACGCCTGAACCCAAACCAATAACATCAATCAGAATTTCTGTTGGTTTTTCCATCACAGTCGCATCATCGTATCTGTTCTTGACCGCACCGCATAACTGCATGAGATCCATACTGGGGAATGTAATCATCTCGAGAACTGTGTTCCCTTGGCGCACGCACAGCGCGGAGTTATCTCCGCCAAAGCGTGCGACATCTAAGCCCCAGACTATGGGCGCGGAGGCGGTGAGTGATACATCGCGCCCCATCGCTGCGCGGATGAGTTCCATAGAGATCACTGTGTCATCGTCTGCGCTAGGAAACTCGCCCATGACCTCCACGCGCGCGACTGTGGAATCTTCGCCATACTGCTCAAGCATCTTTTGAAAGAGGGCTTGGTCTGTGCCTTCGACTGTGCGCGAGTCGATTTGTTCGGTTTTCCAATAGGCGCGCTTGGCGTGGAAGGAATCGTAGAATGGCCCTGTGTTTCTGCGCGGGTTGGAGAATGTAAACCAGAAGCGGTTTGCGGTGGGTTCTGAGAAGAACCCTTCGGAAACTGAATATATGGGCGCGGGGATACCTGATGCCTCATCCATGATTAGGCAGACTCCGTAGGATGAGTGAATACCAGCAAAAGCATCTGGGTTTTCTTCACTCCATAATTGCGCTTGCGCGTAGTAGTAACCAGTATCAATTTTTAAGTCGCGGATTAGAGCTTCTTCAAACCATGGTGCTGGTTTTATGGTTGTGGCTGTTTTGGTAAACCAATGAGAGTGGATAGATAGCGTTAGCCATTTACCTAATTCAGCCCATGTTCTACTTCTTAACTGTTGTTCGGTGTTGGCGGTAACAATTATGGTTGCGCCAAGCCTGGTAGATAGCATCCATAGTATTAACCAAGATACTAATGCAGACTTACCGATACCACGCCCCGATGCTACCGCCAATCTAAACATTTCAGGAACATCAACTACTTGGTTTCTTTGTATGTGTGTTGAAATTTCCCGCAAAATTTTTTCTTGCCACTTTCTTGGCCCTGAGAAATGTTCGAGGGGGGTATCCTTTTCTCCCCATGGGAACACAAATCTAACAAAGTTTAGTGGATCATCTTTAACATTCATTGACCAAATAGAGGTCATCAATTCCTTTTCTTGCTCTGGCTTATATTTCATAAAAAAAATTATCTCAACAGTTTATATATATACGCACTACGCTGGGTGTTCAAGGGGGGGTAATTTCTGGAAGGATCAGAAATCGGCAACCCTTGAACATGCGCGCGCGCGCTTACATACAGAAGGGAGAAGATGAGATCTGCGCGCGCGTGCATTTGCCTAGTTATCTTGTGAGCTGTCATTGTCCTTCAAAAGAAACTGATCCTTTTTTTCTAGCGTTTCTACTTTTTTACCCTCGATTATGCGTGCTTGGGCATCTTGTAGCACATTAGTGAGGTTTAAATTGTGCTGAACTTCTTGGCGGTCAGACCATTGGCCCTCATCACCTCTATTTTTTAAATAGAATATCTGGGCGGTTACATTTTTTTCATAAACCGCAGAATTAAATAAAGCATTGGCAACTTCTGAAATTCCAAGAGCTTGTCCTCTTTTTATAGCGTCATCAATTTTGGCAAATTCTTTTCTTCTGCGGTTAAGCGTTGACCAAGAAACGCCCAAGCAACGCGCTATTTGTCCAGATGTTAAACCCTGAGATCCAAGCTGAACAATTTTTTCTAATACTTCAGGATCGTTTAATTTGATCTTTTTTCTACCTGGTTTTGAGGTTTTTTGCTCCATAACTGCTGTGTTTTGCATTTTTTTTACTCCCTTTAAGCCCCTATTCTATAGGGTTTTTACACCTTTTTAACAAATTTATTAACATTTTTAGTATAAAAGTGTTGAAATGTGTAGTAATAGGAGTATCATTGTATGTATTAATCATTTAAACACAGGAGGGAAAAATGACTAATATTAAAAAATGGGTATTAGAAACCCAAACCAAAGACGACATCCAAGCAATCGCAGAATATGGATGTGTAAACGGATGCTGTAACGATCTAATCTATTATTCTGATACTGTGGATTTTTACGATAACCACAAAGAGGAAATATGGGAGATCGTTTCTCAATTTGCAGAAGAACTTGATATGACTGTGTTAAGTTTTATAAATTCAGAGGATGGATTTGTAGACAGCGATACAACATTCAAAAACAAAATGGCATGGCTTGCTGTAGAAATTACTTGTGATCAAATTATGAGATCTGAGGAGGTAGCATAATGCTTTGGTCTGATTATTATAAAGATTTAAACATTCCTACAAGTTGGGAGAATACATCATGGGGAAATGATGAGCTACCTAGTTTTGTATCTGATCAAGATATTTACAAAGGTTATATCGTATGGGTTGATTCTTACGATCTAGACATTAGGAAGGATCATTCAGAATTTATCTTAGGTTATAAAAATAAACTAATGCCAAGATTTCATGTGTATAACTGCTATGGCTCGCATGATCTTTTATTTTCTTCTGATGACTTTGATGCTGTTGTTTCATGGATAAACGACAACCCAAAAACAGAAGAACAAATCCAAGAAACTAAGGAGATGCTCTAATGAAACATTTTAAAGATAGAAAATTTAGTTTATTTAATTACATGTGCGACATTCTCTATAACTTCTATGAGAAAAATGGTTTAGAGCATTGTTGCGCTTTAGAATCTCGTATCGGAGGTAATTACAAAACCGAAGAACAGAAAGAGTGGCTAGAGAGATTTAGCCGAGTTTGGGAAATGGTAGAACAAAGGGAGATATCAAAATGAAAGACTACATAAACCACAAACCACAACCAATAACTCATTGGACTGATACAGCTCGCCTAATAAGTGAGCTATCAATAGCTCTTGTCTGTATTCCGCTTTTACTATTTCTTTTCTTAGGAGGTTAACCATGACAGCTAAAGAAATGAAAGATAACGACTTTATAAAATTCCAAGATGATTTTTATGAGTTGTTAGAAAAATACGGAGTATCAAAAATTGATATTGAACATCCACTATTTAACGCTATTTGTTATCTTAGAAACAAAGTAGCGGAATTTATAGAACAGGAGATGTTTAACCATGACTGAACATGCAGATAAAGTAGAAAAAAGACGCTTTCAGTTATTCAAAGAAAAAACAGATCTACCAACCCTAGAAACTAGGGCGGATTGGGATTATATGCTTAAACATTATCCAAGCGGTAAGACTGTCAAAGTCTATGACGATAAGCGCAGAAAGGAAGAAACCCTAGAAGACAAATACCAAGCAATAACCAACGATAACGCAGATTACTTTATACAAGGAGAAGAAGATGAGCGTAATAACTAAACCAAAAATAAAAACTAAATCTTGGACAGCAGTAATAACTTACTCCGTACTTGATATGGGCAGAGAGTGCGATACTGAGGAAGAATACATTGAGATGGTAAAAGATCATTTCAAAGAGGAACATAATATCGAGTTAA